TCTGAGTTTTCACTAACCATTGACAAAGCTAACTACTTTGCTTTTAAAATGGATGACATCGAAGATCAATTCTCATCAGTTGATTTCGTTAGCCTAGCTGCAGACAGAGCAGCATACAAAATGGCTGACGCAATGGATGCAGACTTGCTTCAGTATATGTCAGGTCACTCTGCTGCAGGTGCAATCACTACCACAACTTCAGGTACTGCACAGCACCCAACATCTGGTGAAATAAACGGTGAATTTTTAAAGGTTAACCGTTTAGATGCGTCTGACATTGGACACATCACAACATCAGCTTCTTCAAGTACAACTGGTGACTCCATTCCTCTAGCTGCACGTCTTCCAGGTGCAACAGCGTTGTCAACGTCTGTGACATCTCCGTTGACTGTGATTGCACGTATGGCTCGTCAGATGGATACAGCAAATGTTGACTCACGAGGAAGATGGTTAGTTGTGGACCCTGTGTTCATGGAAATCTTAAAAGACGAAGACTCACGTCTATTAAATGCTGACTACGGTGGAGCAGGTCTACAAAACGGACTAGCTGTAAACAACTTACACGGCTTCCGACTTTATGTATCTAACAACTTACCTGCTAAAGGTACAGGTGCAGGTACATCAGGTGCGACTGCCCAAGACGATCATTACGGTGTTATCTTGGCAGGTCAGGAAGATGCGGTTGCTTCTGCAGAGCAGATCAACAAAGTTGAAAACTACCGTGATCCAGACTCATTTGCAGACATTGTACGTGGTATGCACCTATACGGTCGCAAAATCTTGCGCCCACAAGCATTGGTGTCAGCCGTTTACAACGCTGCTTAATACTAAATATACTGTTGGGCGAGCTATGTCAAGCTTGCCCTTCAGCTTATATAACAGTAGGATAACTCTATGGCTACTTATGTCACACTAGTAAATGAATTGCTAAGACGTATGAACGAGGTCACACTTGATACTGCAGGTGATGGCTTTGATTCTGTAAGAAACGTGCAAGCTTTAGCTAAAGACGCAGTAAATAGTAGCATTAGACTTATTCTACAGGATGGTCAGGAGTGGCCCTTCCTCAAAACAACTTTTACACAGGCTCTTACTGTAGGTACAAGACAGTATGATTTTCCTGCAGACTATTCTAGCACAGACTGGGATACATTCTACCTTAAGAAACTAAGCTCTGAGAACAACAGTCCTATGCCATTAACTGTAATATCTTATGAGCAGTACATACAGAATGTACGTCCATCAGATGATACAGGTGATCAAGTAAATGGTGATGGACCTCCTGCACTTGTATATCAAACTCTAGGTACAGCTTTTGGTGTTAGCCCTATACCTAATGCAGCATATGAAATAGAGTATGTGTATTGGAAATTCCCAACAGACTTAACTGCGTTTAACGATGTAGCAATTATACCAGATAGATTTAAACATGTAGTTATAGATGGTGCTATGATGTTTATGATGCGTTTTCGTAGCAATGAACAGAGTGCTGCTATGCATCAGAATAACTTTGAAGACGGCATCAAGACAATGCGTAGAGTTTTAATTGATGATACTTTATTTGTACGCTCTACTGTTGTAGGTGATTCAAGGACAAGTTCATTTACTAGTGGTGTATAATGGCTGATAATCTAGCTTCCTTCAAAGTCTTCTGCCAGGGAGGGCTTAACACTAGTAGGGATGTGCTTTCTCAAGGTGAGACACAGCCTGGATCAGCTATATCACTACTTAACTACGAACCTGCTGTTACTGGTGGTTACAGAAAGATAAGTGGCTTTGCTAACAATTACGGCACAGTTACAGGTACAGGAAGTGTACTAGGTGTAGCTGTAGCTGACGGTATAAACGATGGCATACTAGCTTGTAGAAAACCATCATCAGGTAATAACTACTTACACAAATGGAATAACTCTAGTTCAGCTTGGGATGCTGTAACAACTGCAGGTTCACCTACAATGGTAGGGGTAACTAAAGTAAGATTCTCAAGGTTTAACTTTGCTACTCCAAAGGTTGTACTGACAGATGGAATAAACCCTGCAGCTACATATGATGGTACAACTTACACGCAGATCACTCACGCTAATGCACCTACTGATCCAAAGTACTCTGCAATATTTCAAAATCATTTATTCTTAGCAGGTGACCCTGCCCATCCAACAAAGCTATTCTTTAGTGCACCACTAGATGAAACAGACTTTGCTCCAGGCCAAGGAGCAGGTGTAATAAATGTAGGATTCCCTGTAGTTGCAATTAAGTCTTTTAGGAATGAGCTATTTATATTTGGCTCTACTAATATCAAAAAATTAGGTGGTACTGCATTAGCTAACTTTGTACTACAAACTGTTACTGATGACTTAGGATGCCTAGCTACAGACAGTGTTATAGAAATTGGTGGTGACTTACTATTCTTATCTCAGGATGGTCTACGCCCTATCTCAGGTACAGCAAAGATTGGTGACGTTAATTTAGAAACAGTATCAAAAGACATTCAGTCTATCTTTACAGATATTGTATTTGATATTGACCTTGATGGTCTTAATGCTGTAGTACTTAGACAAAAAACACAGTTCAGGTATTTCTTTGCAGCAGCAGACTCCCAAGGTATTATAGGTGGCTTTAGACAAACACCTAATGGATTACAGTTTGAGTATAGCCAAATGTTAGGTATCACAGCTACTTGTGCATCTAGTGGTTACATAGGTCAAAATGAAATTGTTTTACATGGTACTTCAGCAGGTAAAGTACAGCAACAAGAAGTAGGTAACAATTTTGATGGCAATCCTATACTAAGTGTGTTTCAGACACCTTTCTTTCATATGCAAGACCCAGAGCAACGAAAAGTATTTTACACTGTAGCTACATATCTACGCTCTGAAGGTGATAACTCTATCGTTATGTCGGCTGTGTATGACTATGCAGATGTAGAGACATTAAACCCAACTAACTTTAATTTATCTACTGCAGGTGCTGCAGCTTTCTATAACGAAGCAACATATAATAGTACTGCAATATTTGATGGTAATCCATCACCAGTACAAAGAACTAATATATCAGGATCAGGTAAATCAGCATCTTTAAAATACGTAACTAATGACACAAGTGCATCACACAGTATCCAAGGTTTAGTGATTACATTTGGAGTAGGAGACAGGTTGTAACATGGCAGGTTATTCAAGACAATCAGCAGCAGACATTATCGCTAATGCGGTTATTAAAGCTGCACCAGTAAACGCAGAGTATAATGCTCTACGAGATACTTTTGCTTTAGCTACTGGACACAAACACGATGGTAGTTCTACTGAAGGTGGCTACGTACCTCTGATAGCTGACAGTGATGCCTTAAACAAAGTTGTAATAGATACTACAAATAATAGAGTAGGTTTCTTTAGTGAAGTAGGTGGGGCTGCAGTAGAGCAAGTACGTATACAAGACGGTGCTATTGTTCCTGTAACTGACGATGACATTGACATTGGTACATCCTCTCTTAAATTTAAAGACCTGTATGTAGACGGTGTAGGTTACATCGACTCTGTTACAGTAACAGGGGCAGCTACATTTTCTAATATAGACATTAACGGTGGTGCAATAGACGGTGCAACAATTGGTGCAGCCTCTGCAGGTGCAGCTACGTTTACTGATCTCACTGCAACAGGAACTACTACAGTAACTACAGCAGATGTAAATGGTGGTAATATTGATGGCACTATAATAGGTGCTTCTACAGCAGCAGCAGGTACATTCACTGCTCTAACCGCAACAGGCACAACAACTGTAACAACTGCAGATATAAATGGCGGTAACATAGATGGTACAACTATTGGTGCTTCTAGTGCTGCAGCAGGTAGCTTTACAACTGTATCGACATCTGGACAAGCTACATTGGCAAGCGTTGATGTTAACGGTGGTAATATTGACGGCACTATTATCGGTGCGTCAAGTGCTGCTGCTATAACAGGTACAACTATTACAGCAAGCTCAGGCTTTGTTGGTAACTTGCAAGGTAACATCACAGGTAATATAACTGGTAATATTACAGGTGACATTAGTGGTGATGTGACTGGTAACGTAACTGCAGGTTCTGGTACATCTACATTTAACAATGTAACAGTCAACGGAACACTGGACGTTACAGGTACAACAATTGCTAACGTTACTGATCCCAGTTCTGCACAGGATGCTGCGACTAAAAATTATGTGGACACACAGGTATCAGGACTTGTAGACTCAGCACCTGGAACACTAAACACACTAAACGAACTAGCTGCAGCCATCAACGATGACGCAAGTTTTAGTACAACTATTACAAATAGTATAGCTGCCAAGCTACCACTTGCAGGTGGTACAATGAGCGGTGCTATAGCTATGGGTACAGCTAAGATTACAGGCTTGGGTGATCCGACAGCTAACCAAGACGCAGCAACTAAGAAATATACTACAGATACATTCTTACCGTTAGCAGGTGGCACTCTAACAGGTGCAGTAGCAGCAGGTAATAATAAAATTACCGCTACATATACACCAAGTGCAAGTTCAGATTTAACAACTAAGACATACGTTGATGGTATTGTTGGCTCAAGTACTGCAGCAGCAACATCAGCAACTGCAGCCGCTTCAAGTGCTACAGCCGCTGCCTCAAGTGCAACTGGTGCAGCAAACAGCGCAACAGCAGCAGCTTCTAGTGCAACCTCTGCAGCAGCTAGTTTTGATTCGTTTGATGACAGATACCTTGGTGCTAAGTCATCTGCTCCTAGCACAGACAATGACGGTGATGCTCTTCAGACAGGAACTCTCTACTTTAATACTACTACAAACTCTATGCAGGTATATGGTGGCTCTGGTTTTACTGCAGCAGGATCATCTGTAAATGGAACTTCATCAAGACAAACTTATACAGCCACAAGTGGACAGACTACATTTAACATAACCTATGACGCAGGTTTTGTAGATGTTTATCTTAACGGTGTAAAATTATTAGCAGGTACAGACTTTACTGCTACGTCAGGTACAGCAGTTGTACTGGCATCGGGTGCTACAGCAGGGGATATTTTAGACCTAGTAGCTTATGGTACATTTACGCTATCAACCCATTATACAAAAACTGAAAGTGATGCTCGTTTTGCTCC